AATAAAATTGCGTCGTTAATCAGTACATACAATTATTACTTACAAATGATGCGTGATGCCACAGGCCTAAATGAGGCAAGAGATGGTAGTAGCCCAGATAAAAATGCTTTAGTAGGTGTTCAAAAGCTAGCTGCTATGAATTCAAATACCGCAACAAGGCACATATTGCAAAGTGGATTGTTTTTAACTGCTGAAACTGCAGAAAAAATATCTTTAAGAATATCTGATATTATTGAATACTCGCCTACTAAAGATGCTTTTATACAACAAATAGGGGTACATAATGTGGCAACATTAGCCGAGCTAGATGAATTGCACTTATATGATTTTGGTATATTCATTGATTTAATGCCGGACGAAGAACAAAAACAAATGCTTGAAAATAATATTCAAGTTGCTTTATCGGCTGGGCTAATAGATTTAGATGATGCCATAGATATTCGTGAAATTAAAAATCTTAAGTTAGCTAATAGAATGCTTAAAATACGCAAAGGTAAAAAGCAACTTAAAGATCAGCAAATACAACAACAAAATATCCAAGCTCAATCGCAAGCCAACGCACAAGCACAGCAGGTGGCTGCTCAAGCAGAAGTTCAAAAGCAACAAGCGTTGATCCAAAGCAAAATACAATTAGAACAGGTTAAAGCGCAGCTTGACACTAATAAATTAACACAGGAGGCTCAGCTTAAAAAAGAGCTAATGAATCTTGAGTTTCAAATGAATATGCAGCTTAAGGGCAACGATACCGATTTAAAGAAAAAAGAATTAAAACAAAAAGAAGATCGTAAAGACGATAGAGCAAGATTAGTTGCATCTCAGCAATCTGAATTAATTGATCAAAGAAAAAACAATTTACCACCTAAAAACTTCGAATCCGCTGGAAACGATATAATTAGTGGTAATTTTAACTTAGGTTCTTTTGAACCCAAGTAATTTTATAGTGTATAATTATATAATATTTTATTATGGCTGAAAACATAGAAGCAAAATTAATTGATAGCGAAGAGCCTTCAATTCAAGAAAAAGAACAAGCAGTTCTGGAAAATGCCGGAATTGACATTAACAAAGACGACGGTGTATTTAAAGTTGACCTTAGTAAACCGCCTGTTGAAAAAGAAGAACCAACCGATGCCGTTCAAGAGCAAAGCGCAGATGAGGTTCCTGTTCGCGACGAACCCGAAGCTAGCCAAGAAGTGGCAGAAGAAGTACGGGGTACAGAAGAACCTTCCCAAGAAAGTGAAGAACAAGAAGAAGAAGTAGTTTTACAAGAAATTACTGAAGAAGAAATTACAGAAGAGGCAGAAGCCGCCCCTACTGCAGAAGAAGTTATAGAAGCAGTAGAAGAATCACAAGAAACAGGGATTGAACTTCCTGAAAATATTCAAAAAGTTGTTGACTTTATAAACGACACAGGCGGAACACTCGAAGATTACGTAAGTTTAAATAAAGATTATTCTAATGTAGATGATCAAAACTTACTTAAAGAGTATTACCAAAAAACTAAACCTCATCTTTCAATAGATGAAATTGATTTTTTAATTGAAGATAAATTTTCATTTGACGAAGAGATTGATGAGGAAAGAGACATAAAGCGTAAAAAGCTTGCATTTAAAGAAGAATTAGCTGGCGCTAAAAATCATTTAGATGGTCTTAAAACAAAATACTATGAAGAAATTAAAGGCGGTTCTAGGCTAACCCAGGACCAACAAAAAGCCGTTGATTTTTTCAATAGGTATAACAAAGAAACTGAAGAAGTAACAAAAGTAGCTGAAAAACAAAAATCATTATTTCAACAAAAAACTAATCAAGTTTTTTCCGATCAATTCAAAGGTTTTGAATATAACGTCGGCGAAAAGAAATATAGATTTAATGTTAAAAATACAGATGAAGTAAAGACAACCCAAAGTGATATTAATAATTTTGTCAAAAAGTTTTTGAACGAAAATAATGAAATGTCAGATGCTAAAGGTTATCATAAATCTTTATTTACAGCTATGAATGCGGATACAATTGCAAATCATTTCTATCAGCAGGGTAAAACCGACGCGCTGAGGGAAAGCATGGGTAAAGCTAAAAATATCAAAATGGACCCGAGAGGGGTGCATAATCAACCTGGTAATAATAGCGGAATCAAAGCACGAGTTGTAGGTGAATCAACCTCTTCGCTAAAAATGAAACTTAAAAATTATTAAAAAATAAAAAAATGTCAATATTAAAAGGAACTGGAAACGTTGATGCTTTTCCAACAAAAAGAGCATTAGCTTCCAACTATTTAAACTTTACCGACGCTTCAAGCGATTGGTCACAACAATACTTACCTGAGCTTTACGAACAAGAAGTAGAGCGTTACGGTAACCGTTCAGTATCATCTTTCCTACGTATGGTAGGTGCAGAAATGCCTATGGCTTCTGACCAAGTTGTTTGGTCTGAACAAGGACGTCTACACTTGTCTTACGGTACTGCAAGTGATAATACAGCTATAGTACAAGACGCTGACCTAGGTGTAATAAGAATTGCAGCCGGTCACGCAATACGTCTTGGGCAATTAGTTGTAATTTCTGATGGAACTACAACTACTAAAGGATACGTTTCTGCTGTAAATGCAAACGGAACAGATATTACTGTTCTTCCTTATGACGCTGCAAACCTAGACACTGCTTATAATGATGCAACACAAATCAAACTTTTTGTATTTGGTTCTGAATTTAAGAAAGGTGATGTTGGAATGCAAGGCGATACGCTTTCTCCAACTTTTACAACTTTTACAAACAAGCCTGTTATTATCAAGGATAAATTTGAAATCTCTGGTTCTGATGCATCGCAAATTGGTTGGGTTGAAGTTTCTGGAGAAGCAGGTGAATCTGGGTACCTATGGTATATCAAAGCTGAAGGGGAAACTCGCACACGTTTTGAAGACTATCTTGAAATGACATTAGTAGAAGCTGAAAAAGGAGCCGCTACAAACACTGTAGATACCGCTCTTGGAAGTACAGCTGGTGTTGGTACAGAAGGTTTATTTGCGGCTATTGAGTCAAGAGGACATACTGCAACAATGTTTGATGGCGATACTACCGCAAGCGGAGTAGACATTAAAAACCTTATCACTAAGCTTGATGCTCAAGGCGCGATTGAAGAAAATATGTTTTTCCTAAACCGTGAGCGTAATTTAGCTATTGATGATTATTTAGCTGCTCAGAATTCTTATGGAACCAACGGTACATCTTACGGTGTATTTGAAAACAGTGAAGACATGGCGCTAAACCTTGGCTTTTCTGGATTCCGCAGAGGTTCTTACGATTTCTATAAGTCTGACTGGAAATATCTAAATGACGGACAAACTCGTGGATTTATCGATGACATCAAAGGTGTTATGATTCCTGCTGGTACTTCGTCTGTATATGACCAAGCTTTAGGCAAGAACATTCGTCGCCCATTCCTTCACGTACGTTATCGTGCTTCTGAAGCTGATGATCGAAGAATGAAATCTTGGATTACTGGTTCAGTAGGTGGTGCATCTACAAGCAGCCTAGACGCGATGGAAGTACACTATTTATCTGAAAGATGTTTAGTTGTACAAGCTGCAAACAACTTTGTATTGTTTAACGCATAGTATATAACATTAAATCTGGAGGTCATTAGTTTGGCCTCTAGATTTATTTTTTTAATTTTTTTATTTTATTTTATTATGGCTAAAAAAGCAACCGCAGCATCAGCTGCACCAAAATGGGAAATAAAAGACCGCATATATAAATTAAAAAGTGGTAAAACCCCAATAACAGCAACAATACAATCCAGAAATATGTTTTGGTTTGACGAAGAAAAAGGTTATGAGCGCGAAGTAAAATACGCTGTAAATCAAAGATCTCCATTTGTTGATGAATTTAAAGGCGAGGCAAGGCTTGCCCATATTATGTTTTCTGATGGTGTTTTAACTGTACCTAAAGAAAAGCAAACTTTACAAAAATTACTTTCATTATATCATCCGCTTAAAAACAAAAAATACATTGAGATTGACGACGTTAAAAACGCGGAAGATGATCTTGATATTTTAGAGCTTGAGATTGAAGCATTAAGTATTGCAAAAGATATGAACGTAGATCAAGCTGAGGCAATTATGAGAGGCCAATTAGGAAGCAAAGTAACTAAACTAACTTCCAAAGAATTAAAAAGAGATTTATTATTATTTGCTAGAAATGAACCATTCTTATTTTTAGAATTAGCAAATGATGAAAATATAAATATTCGTAACATTGGCATTAAATCAGTAGAGCAAAATATAATTGCTTTATCAAATGACCAGCGCACATTTAAGTGGGCCGCAACTGGAAGAAAGTTAATGACGGTTCCATTTAATGAAAACCCGTACTCAGCTCTTGCGGCATATTTCAAAACCGACGATGGAATTGAAGTATACCAAACAGTTGAAAAACAATTAAAATAAGTGATATTTAGGTATAGGCCTACAATATCCGTGGGCCTAACCTAAAATATTAAAATATGAGTGTAAATGTAGACACTGTATACCAAAGGGTATTAGCAATTACAAATAAAGAACAACGAGGCTATATTACACCTCAGGAATTTAATACAATAGCAAATCAAGCTCAATTAGATATATTTGAGCAATACTTTTATGATTTAAATCAATTTGCCAGAATACCAGGCAATAGCACAGAGTATGCAGATATGCTCGACATCTTACAAGAAAAAATTAGTATTTTTGAAGTAACTGGTGCTGTTGTTGCAATTGGCCATACACTACCTAGTAATCTTTATAGATTAGGTAGTATATTATATAATGGTATTGAAGCAGAGCATTTAACTGAAAAAGAATACTCTTATATTAAAAAATCCCCACTATCTCAACCCACCGCTGATTTTCCTGTTTATTTAAGAGACGGTAAAACACCTAATTCTATACTAGTTTATGCAGATAATAGTAATCTTCAAAAAGTTTCAGACGTTACGTGCAACTATATTAAAAAACCCTCTCCAGTAACTTGGGCGGCAAACGCAACGGTCGGAACTTATAATGATAGCGCATCTACACCTTTTGAGCTTCACGAAAGCGAAGAAACTGAGCTAGTTGTTAAAATATTAGCACTTGCTGGTATTCTACTAAAAGACCCTCAATTATATCAAATTGGATCAGCCGAAGACGTAAAAAACGTTCAACAAGAAAAAGCATAATAAATGTCACTATTCACAATATCTCAAGAACGTTATTATAATAACAGTACAAATTTTACCGGAACAGGTTCACAGACGGCGTTTACACTTACCACGTCTATGTTTAACCCTCTGCCCTCGGCAATCGGTGATTTTGAAATATTTGTTAATGGGAAAGAAATTAGCCAAGGAAATTACAGCTACTCTTCCCCCACTATAACATTTTCAGGCAACACAAATAATACAGATGTATTAGAATCCGGGGGTGCGCCAAAAACAGGTTTAGGCATTATAGTTGTTCAAATTAATGCTAGAGAACAGCTCGGTAGTTATCAACATATAACATTAGCTGATGTGGTAAACAACTTTATGGTTT